ATCTCATCAGATTTAGCTTTAAGTTCTTCACCCATTGTGTTAACGATGTCTTTCAATGAAGCAGTTTCATCTTCCATCTTTTTAGCAATATCAGCCATAAGACGCTCAGCACCAGTAGCACCTGCCTTAATAGCAATATTCTTAGTTTTTTCAGCTTCTTCTTGCTTCTTAGTTTCCGCAGCTAGTGCAGCCTTCTCTTCCGCTTTTTTAGCTTCTATTTTAGCTGTTACAGCTGTTGCCGCATCTGCTGCAGTTTTAGCCAGTAAAGCTTCTAGTTCTTTTTTATCCATTTCTAGTTCTTCCTTTTCTTCAGCAACAGGTGCTGTTTTATTATTAATATCTTCCGCCACTTCAGCTTTAACAGCTTCTGTTACTTCAGACGTTCCATACTTCGTTTTTAATTCGTCTAAATCTGCAGTGTCTAATGACTTAGCCACAGAAAAAGTTGAATCTTGGTTTGCCGGCACAGATACGACTGATACTTCAAATAGTTCTAGATCTTTGATCGTAAAAATATCTGACTCTCTGTCATACTCTGCATCTTTGATAGAAAACCCAATAGAGAAAGTTTTTAGAACCTCATCTATGATGAGATCTGCTACATTCCCCGCAGCTTTACTAATTTCGGCTACTATTTCTAACCCCTTGCTAGTAATAGAATAATCTACTACTTTTCCAATGGGTTGCGAATGGTCATGATACGCAAGAACAATAGGATTTTTTAGAAAATTTTCTAAAGCACCTGATTTAGTCCACGCATCCATAGGGATTACATCCCCCATTCTGTCCTTAGTAGTCGTGTTAGCATACCCCTTTATACGTAGAACACCTTCTTCATCAGAAACTGCCTTGGTAAAATGAGTATGCAATTCAAATTTATTTCTCATAAATTAACTCCTAAAAATTAAGGCTTAAGCCTTTTTTGTTCCCTTCTCTACCTTTGCCGTAGGAGCCGGTTTAGGGGCTGCTTTAGGCGTGGGTTTATTCAACATACCAGGCTTAGGTGTAGCGGGTGCTACGGCCTTAGGTACTGGTTTTGAAACTACTACTCTTTTTGCTATTTCTTCAATAGCACGACGTCTTGCTCTTAAGTAAGCGTTACCTGAACCCCACATTCTCTTTAATAACTTAATGGAGACTGGTTTATCTTTCCTAGCTCTATAGTGACCTTCGCTTAATTCATGGTCGTTCTTTTTAAAGAATTCAATCATTAACTCTAATTGCTCGTTCTGTGTCATCTTTACTCCTCTGATGTATCCTGTACAGGTTTTCCGTCTGATTCACCGGCTACACCTGTTGCGGCTCCCGCCACGTTAGCTGGAATCCTAATAGTATTGAGTGCTTCGTCATCAATAGGTTCTAATCGTAGTAGCTCACGAGCCTCAGCTCCTGTCATAATACCATTATTCACTAAAGTTGAGTAGTATTGCGACTCATCTTTTAATTCTGGACGTAGACTAAAAACTTTTTGAGTTGCTAAGTCTATATCATATGTAAAGAATCTTTCGAAAGCTGAATTAAACTTCTTAACTAAAGGTATGACCGTTTGGTGATACATTAATTTAGTATTAGGAGATATATTAGCATTATTTCCACCATCTAATAATACGGGTGGAACTCCTATCGCTTGTAAAATTCTAGACTCTAAAGTCTTTAAACTTTCATCAAAATCTAACTGTTGGAAATTAGTATTAGAGAGAGGGGAAATATCTAATCCACCATCTAAAATAAGAGGAGTTCTACCTCCAGTCTTGGGGTTATACTTGGATCTCCAAGAAGCCAATAATCTATCCTTAATTTTTGTACTTAAAGTGTTTGGAGTTTTTAGTACTAATCCTGGTACTGCTCCATTATCGAAGAAGTTATCTTGAAATAACCTCATCTTATAAAGAGTATTAATACTTCTTAAGCAAGATGCCAATCTAGAGTCTCCTCTATAGATTGAAGTTGCTGAGTTCTCTTTAATATGAATAATTTCTTCAGTGCTATAGAATACATTGTTGTACTCATAGCTTTCTATAAATGTTTTCTTATCTGTTTTAATTATAACATTAGATGCAGGTAAATGATATAAGTGCGCTCCATCAAAGTAGATAAAAGCGTTACCTTCAACTAAAAAATCTGTATATAAATTGCGCTTAAAAGCTGAGGCATCTTGAAATAGATTAGGTTGCTTATTTAGTAATAAGGCTAACTTATTTCTTCTAATATTTGCCGGGCCGGTAAACGCTAGTTTATCCCCAATATCAAATTCTAATCCTACAGCAGAGTCAACTAACATGTTGACTCCTCTATTAACCACTTCTACATCTCTATACGCATCACCAAATTTTTTGAATGGTTTGGTAGTAGATATCTCCGAACCTTCTAAATTAATGGAGATATCTGGTTGAGATGGGTTTAACTTGTCTCTAATAATATCTAATATACTCATTTATATTCCTTTTCACGCCTTTTGTCCACCCAGCGTTCTTGTTTTTGGGCCGTAGCTAAAGTAGGTCTTTTCCCATAAATGGAGTGTAGTTTCAAATGATGTCTATGACATAAGGTCACTGTATCGTCATAAATCTCTTTATGATGAAATTCAATGAATTCGTCCCGCATATCCATCATATCTTCTGCACTATTTATAGTCAAGTTTTTCTGCTTTATCCATCTTTCAAGAAGTTCAGTCACTGAGTTAAAGTGGTGAAAATCTAATTTCTCTGTGTCTCCGCATATAAAACATTCTGTGTCCTTTACATACGCACTCTTCGCCCTATCACGAATATACTTAACTCTATCGCGCTTTAGTTCAGCCATACCAGAATATCTCCTCTATCTCTACCTCTAAGTAAAGTACCAGTAATTCCACGGTACCATTTCTACTTTTTTATAACCACAATTATACCAATCCCAGACCAAAATGTCAAGAGAAATTTTCTATACCTTATACTGTTATTTCAGAATCTTGGAATGTATATAACGCATATCTAAGAGCATCAGCAATATGGGAAGCATCATTGTGTACGGGTTTTTCTTTTAATAAGTTTCTATTTGGGTCCCATTGATACTGATCCAAAGTAATCAGTGTCTGTACGCACCTTTGATCAACGATTAATCTACCGTTCTCTACAATACTCGCTACATGTGCAATACCAGCCAATACATCCTTAGTAGCATTATTGGTAGGGATGTCATGTTCTTGAGCTAAGTCAAACCTAACTTGTTGAGCTGCTGAATCAATATAAATTAAATCAACATCGTACTTATCAATCAGTTTCCTTAAGAATACTGCATGCTGGTCTGTAGTTCTCTCAGCATGTAAATATTCATCAACTAGGTAATACTTCTCATCTTCCCAGCTGTAGGCAATTACTACAAATGCTGTAGGATCCCTGAAACCTACGTCCAGCCCTGCGATTACATCCATTTTTGATAGATCTAGTTCTCTTAAGTCAGCTACATACTTCTCTTGGTCAAAAGTCCATACTTGACCTTCAAACTGATTAAAGTCCGCAAGGTACTCTTGAGAAAACTCTGCTGTAGACATAGCTTTTCTAGCTTCCTCAATATCAGCCATAGTAATTCTAGGATTCTCATGATAGGTGGCTTTAATAGATATCCAGTTAGGGTGATCGTCACTAAACCCTCTATTGTATAGTTTAGAGAACCAATTATTTCTTCCTCTAGGAGTAGATATAAATATGGCTTTTGAACCAGGCTTATCCAAAGTAGGTCGTAGTGCTACATTAAATGCATCCATCCCCTCACTAAGAGCTGCCTCATCAAATATAATTAAGTCATATGATCTACCGACTACAGAGTCTACTTGATTTACAGAACCCATACGTATGGTACTATGATTACTTAGTTCAATAATCTTATCCTTAGCATTATCACGTAGTACTTCTAAGTCGAAGTGCTTTATTAGACTTCTCTGTAAATCAAAGGAAATCTGTGATAGGCTGTAGTTTGGGGACATAATCAATACATTAGAGTTTGGTACCAAAGATATCAGTTGTCCAATAATGTTTGCTATATAGGTTTTTCCCTGTCGTCGGGATAGTGCCGCAACTATAAATCTATAGTCTGGGTTGTTTGCTGCATTGATTAACGCAGTCTGGGATGAATTAGGTGTAACATCTAATAAGTCTAGATATGATTCTACAGGTAGTTTTATAAACCTATCTATCTCTTTAAACTTAGTTAACTCTAAACCACTAATATTATCTCTACTTATCTCTAACATCTACTTCCTCACAGGAGTACAACCCCTCTCCATATACTATACAATTTAGTAATACTCTATCAAATTCATCTGTACCAATTTCAGGTATGCTAGGTTTATTTACTAAAGTAGAACACGCTGTAATAGTGGACGCCATAGTCAATAATGCCATAGCATAAAATACTGATTTACTAAACCAAGCTTCTTCCTTCATTTTTCATCCTCTGTCTCGTCTCTTCTCTAAAAGGGTTAATGATACGCATCGTACCACTCTCCGTCTATGTACTCTCCTTCTTCGGGGTCAGCGTCTAAATCTTCTATATCATACGTTATTGTTCCGAAAGATATGATACCTTCGTCACTATTAACATCAATGACATCTTTCTTACCATCTGCAATATCTTTTCTAAGTTGAAGTGCTTCTTCTAATGATATTAATCCAACATTTACTGCTGTATCAATTACATCTCTTTCAACTACTACATCCTTTACTGGACAAGGTACTGCCTTTGCAGAAGTGCCATAAAATAATCCAATTATTAAAAGTAATCCTGTAAATCTAACTACTATTCCTGCCATTTTATCATTCATTCTATTTATCCTCTGTTATAACAATTCCCATCTTTTCATAGTCCTCTGA